CAAAAAGGTGCTACAGGATCAGGAGGGGGAACAGGTCCAACAGGGCCAACAGGACCTACTGGACCAACAGGTCCTTCAGGTGGTTTTACAACTAGTTCTAATGCTCAAGTAAATAGTCTGGGGGTTAACACATCAGCATCAGGTACTGCAGGAGAAATAAGAGCCACAAATGATATTACAGCTTTCTATTCAGATCCAAGATTAAAAGATTTCCACGGTACTATTGAAGATGCATTAAGTAAAGTATCCCAGCTTAATGGTTATTACTGGAAACAAAATGATATAGCAAGAAGCTTAGGTTATGAAAATGAAGATATGCAAGTTGGCTTAAATGCTGAAGAAGTTGAAAAGATATTACCAGAGATTATTCGAGATGCACCAATCGGACATGGTTATAAAACTTTAGATTATGCTAAACTGGTACCACTCCTGATTGAGGCTATAAAAGAATTAGAAAGAAGGTTATCAGTATGGAATGGGGATTAAACATTGTTTTTAGGGATGTTAATTAATAATTTTTATTATGCCTAATAGACAAGCAAAAGCTAGAAAACAAAAGCGACAAGCCTTAAATAAAAGGTGGGCTCGTGAGGGCAGAACAGCTAATCAACATAAAAAGTGGAGAGAAAAGAATCCACAAACTAATATACCGAGGTATAGATATGGCTAGAAAAACTAAAAAAAGAGTTTTAAAAAAAGGTGGTAAGTTAGAGAAACGTTATCTCTCAGGTTTATCTAAAAAAGATAAAGCAAAAAAGAAGAGGGAAATTGCTAGAGGTCGTAAAACAAAATCTTCGGATCCATCAGCTTATGGTTACTTTTCAACTGATATAGATCCAAAGACGGGTAAACCCCGTAAAACAAAAACTAGTAAATATACTAAAAAGTATAAAAGAATGTATGGTGCTTATAAAACAGCTACTAAACGTAAAAAGAGAACCACTAAAAGAAAAAGGAAAAAATAATGCCTGGAACACATGGAAAGAAAAAGCCTGCTAAAAAGAAAAGACTCAAAGCAGGATATGGAATGAAAAAAAGAGTTATGGCTAAAGCTAAACCTAAAAAGAAAAAGGTTAAAGCTGCTTACGGTGCAACTATGAAAAAAAGAATCATGGCTAAAGAAAAGAAAAAGAAAATGATGAATGGTCTAACACCGGCTCAAAAGAAACTACCTATGGCTTTACAAAAAGCTATTTTAAAGAAAAAGAAGAAGAAATAATGGCTGCTAAGAAAAAAGGTGGGCATAGTTCATCAATAGCAAAAGTTGCTAAAAAGACTGGTATACCAAAGGGTATTTTAACTAAGGTATATAAAAGAGGTCAAGCTGCTTATAGAACTGGTCATAGACCCGGAGCTTCACAGGCTGCATGGGCAATGGCTAGAGTTCATAGTTTTGCAACCAAGTCACCGACTACTTGGGGTAAAGCTGATGCAGACTTAGCAAAAAAAGCTAGAGCTACTATGTCAAGAAGAAAGAAAAAATAAATGACCCTTACCTCATCTGGGCAGATAAGCTTTAGTGATATTAATACTGAATTTGGTAGAAGTGGAACTACTGCTAACACCTCATTAGAAGATTTATCAGACGGTACTGTTGCTACTATTAATACTGAGAATGCTTCTAGTGATAGGCCTGATGGTAGTGCACCTCATTCAATAACTGAGTTCTATAACTATGATCACGATTTAGCTCCATCAACATCTTGGAGTGTTGTAGATAATACTGGATTAAATCTTGTTGGTTTTCCTGGTGGTACTGAAAAATCTAGTAAAGATGCACAGATGACAGTATCTAATGGTAGTGGTGGAACAAGTTGTTCTTTATCTACTACTGGTGGACCATTTGGTACATTTAAGTTAGCTATATCAAGTAGTGGTGACCCAGGCTTTTTTGGTACAAGTAATAGTGGTACAGGTTATATAACTACATCATCAGCTAATAGTAATAGTAAATTTACTGGACATAATTCAGGTACAAGGTTTATTAGAACTCAATGGACTCACTCACCTTCTAACAAAGACGGAACAGGTAATTATACATTGACATTAACTAATAATGGTGCTACTGCAACTATTACAGGTAGTATACAATTTTCTGGTGGTGGCGGTGGACCAGGAGGTGGTTTATGTATTTATGAAAACATACCCGTTAGTTTAAAAGATGGTACTGCAAACATACATGATTTAAATGTTGGGGATATGGTTATGTCTTATAACTGGGAAACTGGAACAGAAGAAGAAGTAGAAATACAACAGATTGAAAAAAGATTACATGAAAACTTATATAAAGTTATGTTATCTGTACCGGTTACAGGTAATCAGGTTACAGCTACCGAAGATGGTGAAGTATTAAAAGAATTAATATTAACATCAGACCACCCTATCTATAAACAAGATGGTGGAATGGTATCTCAAAATCCAGCTTTAAGTAAATCTAACTATGATTTAGATTCTGTAGAAATACAACCAAACGACTTATTACAAGTACTGAATGGAAAGTATTATGCTCAGGTACATAGGCTAGAAGGATTTCCAGCTAAACATTGGACATACACAATACGAACAAAAAACAATAATTTCTACGCAGACGGTATACTAGTACACAGTGAGATTACAGAATAATGTTTAAGGGACCAAACGGAGCAGGCAAAGGTGACAAACCAAGAAGCATGAAAATACCAAGAAAAGAATTTGAAAAGCGTTGGGATAAGATATTTGGACATAAAGGATTAAGTAAAGATATATTTAAGAATGAAGAAGAGGAAGTTAAAAGTGGCAGTTAATACTTCACAATTTCCTAAGCGTAAAAAATTTAAAACTACGCCAATACGAAAAAAGAAAAAAACAGTAAGGCGTAAGAAGAAAAAATAAGGAGTTACTTTGGATAAGAAAAAGCAACTTGAGAACACCGTTAAAAAAGCGGGTCAGTTGGCTAATTCTACCAAACCTAAAATAGATAAAGTATCACCATACGAAGTCTATTTGGTAGGGGAGAACAATCAACGTACCCGACGTATTTGTGGTACTCAACGAAATTCAATGCCTGAAGGTTATGTATGTTTAAAACCTGCGGGTGATGGTACAGACCATCCCGGTTATGGACAATGCACTTATCATGATCGTCAAATAACTAACCCAAATAATACGGGCTTATGGCAAGATTTAAATAGACAAGCAGGATTACCTGCTAATCTTATGGAGTATTTTGAAAATGCTCAAATCATTGAAGAAAAACATTTAACTTCTGTTGATGAAGATATTAAAGGTATGTATGCATTAGTATCTTATGTTATGCAACGCAGAAGAGATTTAGAAAACCCAGAAGAGGGTTATTTAACTAATCAAGATATTGAATTGGTTATGAAGATAACAGATAAGATTGTTAAAGCAAAAGAATTAAGACCTAAACTTAAGAAAGAAGTTAGTCTTGATACTACAACCGTAAAAGCATTTGTAGACCAGATATTCAAGATCATTATGCAAAACGCTGCTAAGAATGTAGGTAAACGTATTTTAACTGAAATCATGGATGATGTTATTGTACCTTTTAAAACTCAAGGTAGAATTGTAGGTAAAGAATTTGATTATCAAAAACAAAGCGATGTATTAGAAACGGAGGTAAAAGATGATTGATGATCCAAATAAAGATCCACTATTAAATGAAGCGGAAAGATGGATTAGTGATTATGATAATCAAGAAGGTGGGGCATTGTATGATTGGAATGATGAAACAATAAAACAATTTAAGGATATACCTATTGAGACATTATTAAATGATCCTTATTTTTTAGGCCTAGAAGGCAAAATGTTTGATTCAGTTTATGCTGATGTTTGTGACCTATGGAATGATAGAAAGAATAGGCAAGTAAACCTTGCTATATTCTTAGAAGCTATTGGGGCAGGTAAATCGTTTAAGTCCTCAATAATATTATGGTTGTTGTGGTATGAAATGTGTATGCACAAGAATCCGCAGCAGGCCTATGGGTTAGCTGATAATAGTGTTATTTGTATTATGCTATTATCAAGATCTGAAGTACAGTCCCGAAGAGTTGTGTTTACATATTGTTGGGAACGCTTCCAGTCCGGATTTAATAAGGACTATTTTCCTGCTAACCCGAGATTTAGTAGAGAGATAAGAATAGATAGAAATAACACTTGCATTTATGCTGGTACCAGTTCTGCCTTATCTGCTTTGGGTTATAATGTATATTCAGCAGTTATTGATGAGGCTAATTTCCTTGAAGTAACTGAGGATTCTAAAAAATCAAATGAAGAAATGTATGATGCAGGTGAAGAAATGTATAATGCAGTTATGAATCGTATGACTTCTCGTTTTATGAGACATGGTAGTGTACCGGGTGTTATTGTATTAATTAGTTCACCACGTTATCCTGACTCATTCCTTGAACGTAAAATCAAAGAAGGTAAATCAGTAGGTATTGAAAAGCTAAATATGTTTGTTAGAAGCCGAAGTCTTTGGGAAGCAAAGGGTCCTAAGTATTTTAATATGGATAAATATTTTGTTATAGATACTGATTCATTAGAAATTATTAAAGAAGTAAAATAATGCTTTCACCTGGGGTGATTGTACTCGATATTGAAACTACAGGTTTCAACCCAAAAAAAGATTCTATTATAGAAATACATGCAGTAAGATATTGGCGTGGTAAAATCCAAGAAGAATTTTCAACTATTATAAAACCCGGTAAACCTATACCTGCAACCATAACTAGATTAACAGGATTAAAAGAAAGTGACTTTGTAGAAGCCCCTACTTTTAATGAAATAAAAGATGATTTATACAGTTTTCTGAGAAATAAACGTATAATAGCATATAATTCTTCGTTTGATAAGCGTTTTTTAGTACAGAATGATAGAAGATTGTCTTGCTTACGATTCATAGATTATCTAAAATTTATAAAAAGAAAGCGACCTAATTTAAAGTCTTATCGTTTAGGGGAAGTTGCAAAGTATTTTGGTTTTAGGTTTAAAGAACAACATCGAGCTAAAGCAGATGTTGAAATATTAATTAGGTTAATAAAGACCTTTGGGTATTAAGGAGTTACTATGAGATTTGAAGATTGTATTGATAAAGTTTTAGAACATGAAGGTGGTTATGTAAATGATCCGAATGATCTAGGTGGAGAAACTAACTTTGGTGTTAGTAAGAAAGCTTATCCAGATCTTGATATTAAAAACTTAACCCGTGAAGAGGCTAAAGAGATATACCGAAAAGACTATTGGGAAAGATATAAGATTGAAAAAATGCCCGAAGATTTAAGATATATTTATTTTGATATGGTTTTGAATATGGGTTATGGTAATGCTGCTAAAGTAGTACAAAGGGCAGCAAACGGTAAACATGGGGAATCAAAAAGAATTGAAGTTGACGGGGCAGTTGGACCTGCTACACGCAAAGCTTTAGAAAACGTTGAACTTGAAAGAGTAAGATGCTACAGAGTAAAACACTACATGGGTATTGTAAATAGAAAACCAGAACAAGAGAAATTTTTATTTGGATGGTTTAGGAGGGCTTTAGAAGTATGAAAGAAGATATAATAAAAGATGTTTTTACTTATGATCCTGAAGAACAAGGCTTAAGACTTGATGATACTATTAGAGTCTTAAAAGAGTTTAGAGGTAAACTACCTAAAAATTTAGGGCACGTTAATGAAGCTCATGATTTAAGTTATTTACAGGCTATTCTAAATGTTATTGATTATTTAGAAGTTCCAGAATATGTAAATGATGAAGTAGCAGCCGAAGCATGATACAGATACAAAATATATTATCAGAAGCGGAAGCTAAAGAGTTACAACAACTTAAGACCGTTAGCAAACGTAGTCACGATTTTGAATCTAATCCAATTATTAAAAAGATAGCTGATACTTATAGAGTTATGACAGGTCAACCTTTAAAATTTACTGAACCAAGCTATTGGGTATTAG